TTTTTTCCGTTTTCTCGTCTTTTCCCATGCTTACTTCCACTGATTCCCACGCTTATTTCCACACCCTCCTTACGGTGGAATTTACTTTGGGAATTCACGTGAAGTATAATATTTCCCGCTTGCAAAACGAAAATATGAAATACGTGAGGCGAAATCCATTGACCCTTTCTCAATATATCGATTCGATCCGCTCTAGGCGAATCGCCGTCATCGGCATCGGTGTCAGCAATACACCGTGGATCAAAAAGCTTCTGGAAAACGGCTGCCACGTCACGGCCTGTGACCGCCGCAGCCTGGAACAGATGGGGGAGACCGGTGAAGAGCTGCTCGCGCTCGGCGCTGAGCTGAAACTCGGTGAAGACTATCTGGAGGGACTCGACCAGGACATCATATTCCGTACCCCCGGTTTGATGCCGTTTGACGAGCATCTTACGCGCGCCGCCGAGCAGGGGAGTACTGTTACCTCGGAGATGGAGGTTTTCTTTGCGCTCTGTCCCTGCCGTATCATCGCCATTACAGGCTCTGACGGCAAGACGACCACCACAACTATTATTTCAGAGCTGCTGAAGGCTGCCGGACGGACTGTTCATCTCGGCGGCAATATCGGCAACCCTTTGCTGTGCGAGGTCGATTCGATGCAGAGTGATGATATTGCCGTGCTTGAGCTGAGCTCGTTTCAACTCCACAGCATGCACGGCAAACCCCATGTGGCCGTCATCACCAACCTGACGCCAAACCATCTGGACAAACACAAGGATTTCCAGGACTATATCGACGCCAAGCGCCAGATTTATCTTGAACAGGATACAAACGACAAACTGGTGCTCAACCTCGGCGACGAGCACAGCTCGTATTACGAGAGCTTTGCCCGTTCTCAGGTCTGCTGGTTTTCAGATAAAAAGAGCGTGGAGAACGGCTGCTTTGTCGAAAACGGAGAGATCTTTCGTGTAAACGGCGGTGTGCGTCGGCGTGTCATGTCTGTGGACGAAATCAAACTGCCCGGCGAACACAATGTACAGAACTATCTGGCCGCTTTCGCTGCAACCGATGGATATGTACCGGATGAAGTCTGCCGCAAGGTCGCTATGGAATTTGCCGGCGTCGAACACCGTCTCGAGCAAGTGCGGATTTTGGGCGGCGTCACCTATATCAACGATTCGATCGGCACCAGTCCCGCTCGCACGATCGCCGGACTGAACGCCATGAAGACCAAGCCCATCATCATCTGCGGCGGATATGACAAGCACATCCCCTTTGACTCTCTCGGCGACGCGCTGTGTCAGTTGTCCAAAGAAGTCTATCTGACCGGTGCAACCGCAGAGCTCATTCATCGCGCAATTCTGGATTCTTCCTATTATGCCGGCAGCGGCCTGCGTGTCCACCGGATCGAGGATTTTCGCGAGACGGTGCTGGCTGCCGCCAAGGCGGCCAAGCCCGGAGATATCGTGTTGCTGAGTCCCGCCTGCGCCGCATTTGATAAGTTCAAAAACTTTGCTGAGCGTGGACGCTTTTTTAAACAACTGGTCATGGAGTTGGAAGATCATGAAAATCAGTGATATCAAACCCGCTGTCTGGGACATGGCTGCAAGAGCCCAGGCACGCATTCGCCCCCAGCTTGATGAGATCGACCGTGTGGCCGAGCAGAATACCCGCAAGGTTATGGAGGCTTTTCAGGATCATCGCGTCTCTGAAAGCTGCTTTGCCGGGACGACCGGCTACGGCTACGATGATCTCGGTCGAGATACGCTTGATAAGATCTACGCCCAGATCTTCGGCACCGAGGCCGCGCTGGTGCGTGTACAGTTTGTCAACGGTACGCACGCGCTGACGGCTGCCATGTTCGCCTTGGTAAAGCCCGGAGATACGATCCTCGCTGTCACAGGTGAACCTTATGATACACTGCGCAGCGCCATCGGCACAGCCGGAGACGGTTTTGGTTCGCTGAAGTTCTACGGCGTCAACTATGCTCAGGTGGATCTGACGCCGGAAGGGGAGGTCGACTACGCGGGTATTCGCGCGGCGCTCACCGATACGAGCGTTACGGCCGTTATGATCCAGCGCTCCCGCGGTTATGCCGACAGAAAAGCCCTGACGGTGCAGGAGATCGGCAGGATCTGCCAGTGCGTAAAAGAAATCAATCCCGCCGTCCATGTAATGGTGGACAACTGCTATGGCGAGTTCACCGATACCGTCGAGCCTACACAAGTTGGTGCGGATATCATCGCGGGCTCTCTCATCAAAAATCCAGGCGGCGGCGTGGCCCCGACCGGCGGTTATGTGGCAGGGAAGAAGGAGCTTGTAGAGCGTGCAGCCCTGCGCCTGACGACGCCCGGCATCGGCGGAGAGTGCGGCTCGTCTCTCGGTGCCAATCGGCTGCTTTTCCAGGGGCTTTTCCTTGCCCCGCACACAGTCGCCCAGGCGCTGAAGACCGCTGTCTTCTGCGCAGCCATGATGGACGAGCTCGGACTTCCGTCTTCACCGTCCGTGGAGGAAAAGCGTTCGGATATCATCCAGATGGTAAAGCTGGGAAAACCCGAGCTGATGAAGCGGTTTTGTCTCGGTATCCAGGCCGGCGCGCCGGTGGACTCCTATGTAACGCCGGAGCCCTGGGCTATGCCCGGTTATGACGACGAAGTGATCATGGCCGCCGGGGCATTCATTCAAGGCTCATCGATCGAATTGTCGGCCGATGGCCCGATGCGTGAACCGTATATCGTCTATATGCAGGGCGGACTGACCTATGAATCGGGTAAGCTCGGCATCATGATGGCCGTCAGCGCCATGATGGATGTGCTGTAACTGCTGCTTTCACCGAATTCAGTGCGCAGCGCCAAACGAAAAATTATCAAAAAAATCATTGTCATCGCCGTATGACAGGTGTATAATTCAGTGTAAAATTTTTTTAGACAGAGGTGTTTTACACATGAGCCGTATGGTAGGAACCGTTTCCCGCGGCATTCGCGCCCCCATCATCCGCGAGGGCGACGATCTGCGCAAAATCGTTACCGACTGTGTTCTGGAAGCTGCCCGTCAGGAAGAGGATGGCTTTACTATCCGCGACCGGGATATCATCTGCATGACCGAGGCCATTGTGGCCAGGGCCCAGGGCAACTATGCCAGCGTGGACGATATCGCCGCTGATGTCAAAGCTAAGTTTGGCGGCAAGGACGTCGGCATCGTTTTCCCGATCCTGAGCCGCAACCGCTTTTCGATCTGCCTGCGCGGCATCGCAAAGGGCTCTGAAAAAGTCGTTGTGTTGCTGTCCTATCCCTCGGACGAGGTGGGCAATCATCTTTTTGACGAGGATACCATGGAACTCAAGGGCGTTGATCCCTACAACGACGTGCTGAGCCTTGAAAAGTACCGCGAGCTCTTCGGCTATGTGAAGCATCCTTTCACCGGTATGGACTATGTCGAGCTGTACGGCGATCTGATTCGCGAGTGCGGCGCCGAGCCAGTATTTGTCTTTGCCAATGACCCGCGTGCGATCCTCAGCTATACAAAGAATGTTATCCCCTGTGACATCCACACCCGTGCGCGCACCAAGCGCCTGCTGAAGGCCGCCGGTGCCGAAAAGGTTTTCGGCCTCGACGAGCTGCTCACGGCCCCCATCAACGGCAGCGGCTATAACGAAAACTACGGCCTGCTCGGCACCAACAAGGCCACGGAAGATACGGTAAAGCTGTTCCCGCGTGACGCTCAGGGGCTGGTCGAGGGAATTCAGGAGGATATCCTGAAGGCCACCGGCAAGCATGTCGAAGTCATGGTCTATGGCGACGGCGCGTTCAAGGACCCCGTCGGCAAGATCTGGGAGCTGGCCGATCCGGTTGTCTCTCCGTTCCACACGGCCGGACTTGAAGGCACGCCGAATGAACTGAAGCTCAAGTACCTCGCGGATAACGACTTTGCCGGCCTGACCGGTGAGGCGCTGCGCGATGCCATCAAGGCGCGCATTCAGCAGAAGGACGCTGACCTCAAGGGTCAGATGGTATCCGAGGGCACCACGCCCCGCCGTCTGACCGACTTGATCGGCTCGCTCTGTGACCTGACCTCCGGCAGCGGCGACAAGGGCACCCCGATCGTATACATCCAGGGTTATTTCGATAACTACACCATGGAGTAAAAACTATGGCCCCTGTGCGAGTTTTATTGCTCGTACAGGGGCTTTTTTCAGCTTCTGTCGAAAGCAGGGTTGACGGCGTAGAAGTTTTTCTCGTCCATCCTGTCCATGGCCAGGCGCAATGCCTCGCCAAAGCGCTGGAAGTGGACGACCTCGCGCTCGCGCAGGAAACGGATGACGTTATTCACATCCGGGTCGTCGCTCAGGCGCAGGATATTGTCATAGGTCGTGCGCGCCTTCTGCTCGGCGCCCATATCTTCGCTGAGATCGGTGATCACGTCGCCTTTGACGCCAATGGACGCCGCGCTCCACGGGAAGCCAGAAGCGGCCGTCGGGTAGACACCGGCGGTATGGTCCACAAAATAGACGTCAAAGCCTGCTTTTTTGATCTGCTCCGGCGTCATCTCGCGTGTCAGCTGATGCACCAGCGCGCCGACCATCTCGAGATGCCCCAGTTCCTCGGTGCCAATATCGGTCAGCAGCCCTTTCAGTTCGGGATAGGGCATGGAGTAGCGCTGGCTGAGATAGCGCATCGAGGCGCCGAGTTCGCCGTCCGGGCCTCCCTATTGCAAAACCATATAGTATAGCAAAAAGCCGCTGAATCAGCGGCTTTTTTTAGTGTTAGATCTCGATAAGCCGGCCGAATTGCAGAAACAGATAATTCTCAGACGTAAAAATAAACAGCCAGGCGTTTAGCGGGCTTTTCGTATACGATATAGGAAACGACGGTTTTCAGCGCGGCGTTTTTGGCGCTCTCGCTCTGCATGGGATCCTTTAGGATCCGAAGCACGTCCTGCACCTTTTTCGCAAACGCGACAGGGTCGAGCGCCTGGGCTCGGGCTTCGGATCGTTTCTGTTCTGCCTGCTGCTCCAGCTCCTCGATCTTTTTGGAGATCTCTTTCTTGCGCTGGGCATATTCCTGCAGCGTGTAGATCTCGGCCTCATAGGCCTCTTGGATCCGGCGGATCTTCAAACGCTCGACGGCGATCAGGTGCTCATAGTCCGGCGCTGCGGCGTCGAGCTTCACCGTGTGCGGAGCGAGCGGAAAAACGTAATTTGCAGACGCGAATTCAAGAGCGGCAATCGTCTGGCGGTTCGCTTTGGCGATCGAGAGCGAGTGCGAGGTCTGACAATTTCCATGGGCGTATTTGTAGCACTGCATGGACGGGCAGGACGGGGCGGTATACACCAGCGTGGAGTTGCAGGCAGAGCAGCGGCACAGCCCTTTCAGCATCCACTCCACGGTCTGCTCCCGGCGCTCGTACTTACTGCGCCCGGCTTTGGATGCCGCGATCTTCGCCTGTACGGCGTCCCACTCCTCGAGCGGGATCAACGGCTCAAAATGGCCGTCGGTCAGATAGCTGCCGGAAGCGTCGCCGCCGCGCTGGTAATTGGACTTGCCGTCTTTTGACCAGCGTATCTTCCCGATATACACAGGGTTGGTCAAGATGTATTCGACCCAGCGGTTTTCCGGGGGATTCCCGCGGCGCGTGCGGACGCCTTCAAGACCGAGCTGCCGGGCGATCGCCTGCATGCCTTTACCAGCCAGATATTCCCGGTAGATCCGGCGCACGGTGTCGGCGTCGCCGTTCGGGACGTAGCTCTTCCCGTCGATATCATAGCCGAAGGAGGGGATAGTCACGACCTCGCCGCGGCTGACCTTTTCGGCCATGCCGCGCTTGACCTCGCCGGAGAGGCGGATCGAATAAAATTCATCCATCCATTCCAGAATGCGCTCGATCAGACTGCCGAAGGGCCCCTCCGCGAGCGGCTCGGAGATGCTGACAACGTCGACGCCCGAGCGGGCGAGCATGGATTTATAGACGATGCTCTCCTCCTGATTTCGGGCAAAGCGGCTGAATTTCCAGACAAGAATCGTCTCGAATGGGTGTTCCTTCTCCTTGGCCAGCGCGATCATGCGGCGAAACTCCGGACGTTTGGCCGCCGTGCGACCGGAGATGCCATCGTCTATAAATACGAATTCATCCGGTACAACATAATCATTTTTAGCGCCATAGTCCCGGATCAGCTTGAGCTGGGAGTCGAGGCTGTATTCGTCCTGTCTCTCGGTCGAGACACGGACATAGGCGGCGGCGGTTTTCATTTCTTCTTATCCTCGCCCTCGTCATCGCTGAACAGATACATAAAGACCAGGATCCCGAATGTGATCAGCACCGCCGCGAGAACGATGCTGAAGAAAACGGTGAAATCTGTATATGTCGGCGTGTTTGCCACAAGCCAGACGGCAAAGCCCATCATAAGCATGACCAGGGCAACAAATAGTAAAGCGATCATTTCACGGCCTCCAGGATGAAATCATTTAGGGGTTGCAGATCTTGCACGGCTGATAGCCCATTTTGATCAAACTATCGCGCGTACCACTATAAGTGCTATAGTTTGTCGCGGATATTTCAGCAGCGCTGCTGCAGCTCGGCAAATGAAATTTTTTAGAGTTGGTATTGAGCACGTAGAAGTGAACGACAGTTTCAGCTGGAGCAGGCACAAAGGTGGGCTCTGCGTCACCGAGGATCGAAGAACCAAGGGAAGCGAAAGACAATTCAGAGCTGCCGGCAGAATCGGCGGAAGATGCAACAACATCATAAATAAGATAACCATGTGTCGCGTGAAGTAAGGACAGCCTTTTGTTATCAGGGTTTAACATTTGAATTTCGACGTTGACAGATCTATAACCGGCATTTTCAAATTCACGCTGGACAGATAGACTTAACTCTTCTACGGAAGCACAAATATCAGACCAAGCCGCAAGAGAAGGATTTAGGCCAAGAATAGACTGCCTGACTACATCCTCAATGTCATCTTGCCAAAAAGAGAGGAGAAACACCCTTGTATCAGGATTATATTCGGCGCGGCTGTGATCGGGATACTCGGCGATAAACTGCTCGGCGCAGCGGTTGAGAAGATCGTCCAGCGATTCCTGCGGAGCGGGAGAAACTGAAACCTCGGCGGATAAAGCAGCACGCGGGGAAAACGTGCTTTCTACTCGATATCGCTGCGCGGAGCTCTCGAAAGCCCGCGTGGAGAGATAATTGGAAACGGCCACGACAAGGCAGAGAATCAGGAAAATGCGGAAAAGCTTTTTCATCTGCGTGCCCTCCTATTTCACCGTCGACGTGAACGCGACCGCGAGGCCGAGGATGCGGACGCTGTTCATATCATTTTCCCAGTAGACGAGCGGGCGAAATTGGGGATTCTCCGGCTCGAGCACAACGTGGTCGGGGAAAAAGTGGACGCGCTTGAGCGTGGCCTCGTCGCCGATCAGCACGGCGGCGATCTGTCCGTCGTCGACGGTGGACTGCTGCCGGATATAAACGATATCGCCGTCATAGATCCGGGCGTTAATCATGCTGTCACCTTTGCAGCGGAGGGCAAAGTCGGCCTTGACGTGCTCCGGCATGTCGACCATGGCCTCGATATTCTCCACGGCCAGGATCGGCTCGCCGCAGGCGATCGTACCGATCAGAGGGACAGATTCCATTTTCGGAATCGGGATAATGGTAGTATGAGTAATGTTATTAGCATCAAATGCGGAATCACTTTTACCGAGCATGTAGTCGATGCTGGTATTATAATAATCTGCGAGGAGTATAAGAGTTTCAGAGTTAGGCTCACGTGCTCCTTTTTCGTAATTGACATATGTGGTATACGGCATACCGAGGTCAAGAGCAGCTTGACGCATAGAAATGCCTTTAGATTCTCGCAATTCTTTAATCCTGTTCATAAGACAAACCCCTATCTATAGATTAATTAGAGTATTACACAAAGCGGGTAATAAGTCAATATAAATTTCCCCAAATTGGGAAATGTGCATAAGTTGTGCGCTCCCAATTTGGGTATTTTTTATACTTGACAATTACCCGAAATGAGTATATATTGCAGAATGTACCCGAAATGAGTAGATTCAAGGAGGTGTAAATATGCTTTATCCGAATATCGCAGCTGAGAGAGCTAAGAGAAGAATGAGCCTTGAAAAGCTCGCGCAGCATTTGGGTGTCACGCGAAAGACTGTTTACAACTGGGAGCACAGCGGAAATATTCCGCAGTGGGCAGTCGAGAAGATGGCGGAGCTGTTTGGCTGCTCGATGGACTATCTTCTCGGAAGAAATATAGCTTGATCAGGGCAAGTGCCCAAGCTATCAGCGCATGCCATGAATAAGGGAATATGGAGAGATGACCATGACTGAGGAAGAACTGAAGGAGAAGGCCAGACAGGAGAGAAACCGCTATTATCGGGAATATCGCGCCAAGAACAAAGAGCGTGTAAAGGCTGCTACTGCTCGAAGCTGGGCAAAGAAAGCAGTCGAGAGGGAGAATAACATGCCGCGTAAGACTGATATAACAAAAAAGGAGCGATACTTTGATCCTTTTCCATCGATGTTGCGAGACTTGATGAAAGCAAATCATACGAATCAGACCAAAATTGCAGAAATACTAAATCTTAAAAGCCGGCAATCAGTAACGGGATATATTGACGGCAGTACTTTACCAACTATTGATAAAGTTATAGCACTTGCTGAATACTATCACGTCTCTGCTGATTTCTTGCTTGGGATTAAAGATGTACAGTCCACAACAGCAGTTTTACAAGCTGCTTGTGAATACACAGGTCTTACAGAACAGGCAGAAAAAATAACGCAACATGATCCAAAGGAGCAGAACAACAGGGCGGCGGATGATATTGAGCTGTTGAAACAGGCTTGTTTTTATTTTGCACTGCGCGTCCTGAAGGGCGAGAACGTGCAGCCGCAGGAAACGGCCGTTCTTCCGGAAGTGCTTAGCTTCCTGGAACGAAATTGAGGGCAAGTGCCCAAGCCGTCAGCGCATAGGCTTGGAGGAGGTGATTTGTAGATGGCAGCAAGGGGAGGCGGGCGCATGGCCGAACGGAAACCGAGAAAAACGAGAAAAGACGATCTTACGTTTGTCTGTTACCTGATCCTGGAGGACGGCACAAGCGTGCCATGGGAAGAGACGACCGATGAGCAGCGGAACCGCTTCCACGAGAATGCCACCAAGCGCCTGACCCAGGTCATGAGCGACTATTACACCCAGCACCCCGACGAATACGCCAGGCTGCCGGACCTGAGCGAGTCGCTCAGCTAAAAAAAGACCGCCCGCGCTACCAACACGGACGGCCCAGATAACGGAGAGCACAAAAGGAAAGTACCTGTATTGCTATTGTAGCAAACAGGGCCGGAAAAGACAAGGAGGAAAACGTGAGCGAATACCTGAAACAGGCCCTTGAAAAGCTGAATCAGAACGGCTCTTTCGGCCAGAAAGAGGACGCCATGAAGCACGCCGTGCGCAAGACGCTGGAAGACTTCTGCCGACAGGACGAAGAATTTGCCCAGGCCGTCGCCCAGGGTGGCAGCTTCGGCGACTGTATGAAGAAGGTGGCCAAGGGTGTCGGGAACAGCATCAGCGATCTCGACGCCTACCGAAAGGCCGTGCAGTTCTATTTCCCGGGCGCCGAGATCCGCATGCAGATGACCATCGACCTGATCGGCGCCGCAGCGGCCGAGAAGCCGCAGACCATGGGGCCGATGATCCTAGACATCACGCAGTTTCTGTGAGGTGAGCGGGATGGGAGCAAAATGCAATCTGCCGGAAAGCGAGCACGAGGCCGTGCTGGCGCAGTTTCCGGCCTACCTCGACGCCGAAGAGGAGGACAGGATCCGCGGGCTGTTTCCGCAGTATCTGTTTTTCCACATGGCGGAGGACTTTGACGACAGCGGACTCGACAGCTCGAGCAAACCCGTGCGCATCTGCCACTGCACGAACTGCCACGAGACCTTTGAGGCGGTCCGCGGCAACTACGCCCGCGGGAAGATGCACCACGAGCGGCTGAACTGCCCGCAGTGCGGGGTGGAGATGGAGGGACTCGCGGTCTATAAATTCCGCTACGATATGCACAGCCTGACAAGCTGGGCGAAAGTCGCGGTCGCGCGCCTGCTGCCGGACGGCGCCCTGCTGATCGAGGCCGGGAACGCCGCGCGAAGCTTCACCTGGGATGAGCTCGACGGGGACATCGGCTGGAGCCCGACGGTCCGCTATTACTTCAAACGCGGCACTGTGCAGGAATGGAAACGCCAAACAATCTGGGAGGGCGGCAATCCGGTCGGCCACGACTGGGCGCCGACGAAAACCGTGGTCGATCCGTTCCCGCCGAACCTGATGGGCTATAACGATTACTACGGAGACTATGCCCTGATAGGCTACGGCGAGATCTTCAACAGCAAGGATTGGAAATTCTGTCAGATCGAGGACTTCTATCATTACGAATACGCTGCGGATCTGGCGGGCGGAGATACGGCCAGATGGATCGTGAAATACCTGGCCTGGTACGCACTGCACCCGCAGATCGAGATGGCCGTGAAATTCGGCTTTACCGAGGCCGTGCGCGATCTGATCGAGAACGGAAAGAAAAACGCGCGGCTCATCGACTGGGACGCGACGAACCCGCCCGCTTTTCTGCGGATGGGGAAACAGGACGCCGAGGGACTTCCTCACGCAGGGCAGCGATTTTGAGGAGCTGAAGATCTGGCGCGAGAACTGCAAGGACCTGACGCTGAAACAGTACCGCGCACTCGTCAACCAGGTCGGCAAGGCCAATCTGCCGACACTGCGCAGCTGCGCCAAGGCGGCCGGCGTGGATATGACCAAGGCCGCGCACTATGTGCGGCGGCTCGTCCCGTGCTGCGGCCGATATGCCACGGCGACGCCGGCGCAGATCCTGGAGATGTGGAACGACTATCTCAGTATGGCCGAGAAGCTCGGCTATGACCTCCGCGAGGAGACCGTGGCCATGCCGAAGGACCTGCAGGAGCGGCACGACGCCGCGGCGGCCATCATCCGCGTCAACAGCACCGCGGCGGAAATGAAGAAATACAAATACCGCCGCCGCAAGCTGGAAAAGAAGTATGCCTTTTCCATGGGCGGCTATTGCGTGCTGATCCCGACATGCAGCGCCGAGATCGTGCAGGAAGGAAAGACGCTGCACCACTGCGTCGGCGGCTATGCCGCCCGGCATATTGAGGGACAGACCACGATTCTCTTTCTGCGCAAGCAAAAGACGCCGGGCCGGTCCTTCCTGACGATCGAGCTGCGGGAGAGCAAAGGCAGGGTCGAGATCCAGCAGATCCACGGATACCGGAACGAGGGATATAAGCACGCGGTCTCACCGCGTAAGAAGTTTGCCTGGTTTCTCGATGCGTGGCTCGACTGGGTGAACCGCGGTAGCGAGCGGGACAAGGACGGCGCGCCGGTGCTGCCGGTGAAAAAACAGACAGAGGAGGTTAAAACCGCATGAACGAAATAGAAAAAGTCCGGACGCCGGAGGTCATCGGCGCGGAGATACGCATGTATGTGGACGCCGGGCGGCGCGTGACGACGCTCTGCGCCATTGAGATCGGGCGGCGCCTGGTGGAGGCCAAGGAGCTGTTGAGTCACGGCGAGTGGCTGCCTTGGCTGAAGAGGGAGACGGAATTCTCCGAGCGCAGTGCACAGAACTATATGAAGATCTTCAACGAATACGGAGCGGCGCAGCTGGGCCTTTTTGGGCCGGAGACAAATACGCAGACGTTTGCGGATTTGCCGATTTCCAAAGCATTACTGCTCCTTTCTGTGCCGGAAAGTGAGCGCGAGGAATTTGCCGCGGATGTCAACGCAGAGGGCATAAGCACCCGCGAACTCGAGGAGGCGATCGCCGCGCGCAAGGCGGCGGAGCAGCGTGCCGCGGACGCCGAGCGTGCCCTGCACGAGGCCGAGGAGGGCCAGGGGCTGGCCATTGCCGAGCTGGAGGAAAAGCTGGAAACGGCGCAGGAAGGGCTCAGGGATGCGCTACAAAAGGCGGCACAGGACGCCGAGGGCGTCGGCCCCTACAAGACGCGGGCCGAGGAGGCCGAGCAGCTTGCCGCCAGGCTGCGCGAGCAGGTGAAGGAACTGGAGTCGAGGCCGATCGCCACGGTCAAAGAGCGCGACGAGGCGGCGATCGAGGAGGCCGCGCGTCTGGCCAAGGCCAAAGCCGAAGCAGAGGCCGCGGAGAAGATCAACGCCATCCAGAAGAAACTGGACAAGGCCGAGCGGGAGCGAGACAAGCTGAAGGACGCCGCCGGCAAGGCCGAGAGCGGCGCCGCCGATAAGATCGCCGCGGCCGAGCGGGCCGCCGCAGACGCGCGCCAGGAGCTGGAAGCAGCCCGGAAGCAGCTGAAGGCCTCAACCGCGGAAGCGGCGAGATTCGGCGTCTATTTCCGTGCTGTCCAGGAGAATATCAACAGCATGATGGAGATCGTCCGGGAAATCCGGGAGCACGATCCGGAGACTGCGGACAAGCTCTGCACCGGCGTGCGCGTCATCCTGCAGCAGACCCTCGATCGCATCCCGGCGAAAAAGGAGGGCTGAATTGTGGGGATCTATATCCAGGGCATGGAGCTGCCGAAAGAAAAGAAAATAACGCTCACATTATTCCCGGACGGTCGTGTTTACGAAAACCACGGAGAAAGACTGTGGGGGAACGGGAAAGATTGTATTCCGTGGAAAGCCGTCCCTGTCCAGCCGCACGGAGATCTGATAGACCGAACCGAAGCGATCGTTGACGCAAACGAGCGAGCCTATGATTTTTGGTCGTCTAACGTCGAAGCGGATGCAGCTGTCAAATTCCTACAGGAGCAAGTATCCATCATTCCGGCAGAGGAGGCGCAGCCGTGAAAACCGCTCAAATTGTTATGCTGTTGGTTGGTCTTGCGTATCTCGATTTTGCAATCTGGTATGCCGCAGAGATGCATAACATCTGGTACAAGAAAAAGCGCAAGTTCAGGGGCGTGCTGTTCAGATTTTGGGATTTCATCGGGAAGGTAGACGAGTCATGAAAAACGCACCGACTGTTGAGAAAAGGGCGGTCGAAATCGCCGCCGTGATCATGGTCCGCGCGGGCCAGTGCCGGTATAGCTCATATGACAAGTGCCGTCGGCTCGGCCATGTCAGTGAGCGGGACTGTGCGCGCTGCATCAAGCTGTGGCTGCTCGGCAAGGCCAAGAAGAAGCTGGCCAGGGAAAAGGAGGACAAGAGCACATGATCATCAAAAAGATTGCGGCGCTATGTAAGAGCGTCAAAGGCGTCACGCTGTTCGACGACGAGGAGAACGGTATCCAGTGGATCACCGACGGTTACGCGGTATATCCCCTGTATGATATGCCGCGCATGGACGAAAAAACGATCCTTGCCGTGCTGGACGTGCCGGGAGATAAGCGCGGAGAATTCCGCGTGCGATCTACGAAACTGCCGACGAATCTGAATTTCAACGATGACGACGACAATGAGCGGATGCTGCCGGAGATGGATATCGGTATCGTGTTTCGAAACATGAAAATCATACCGGCAAGAACAAGCCGCGGCCTCTGGTTTTTCAATCCAAAGTATCTCGAACCGCTGAATGATCTGGACGGTTTCGAGATCTACGAGCGAAAAGATAAGGACGGAAAGATCTACTTTGCAATAAAGACGGGCTTCATGCTGCAGGCGATCATCATGCCCAAGCTGCCGGAGCCGGAAGTGCTGGCCGGTCGGCTTAGGAGACTTGCGGATGAGTTGGAGACCACGCTGCACTATCAGACGGCCGCCGAGGACGCCGAGCAGTTTCACGTCGACGCCGACACTGGGGAGGTGATTACTTGACAAACCGAGAGATTGCAGACGCGCTGTGCTGCTGCGCGAGGATGGATTGCCGCGGCTGCCCGAACGCGCCCGAAAGAAGCGGCTGCATCTATGAGCTCAAGCTGGCCGCAGCTGGGGCCATCCGCATGCTGCTGCAGCTGGTACTCGATAGTAAACCAAAGCTGACGAGGTGCTGCTATAACGAGCGGGTGATCTGTGACCACTGGACAGACTATCCGGAGCGATGTGAATGCTGCAACATAAAACAAGCTGCAGTAAAAGCTAAAAAATACAACCTCTGCCGCTATAACAGAGTCATAATCTGCGACTGGCCGGAGGAGCGTCCGGGTCGCTGCCAGACCTGTCCGTGCAACCCGGAGCAGCACGACAGAATTGAGTGGGAGTGTGAGGCATGAGCGGCGGACATTTTGATTACATCAACGACTCGCTGTGCGACACGATCACCGGGGCATATCCCCAGCTCGATATGAACGGCGAAGAGCAGCATGACATGGCCAAGGCCGTGCGGATCCTCAACAAGCTCGAGGACAGGGACATCTCAGAAATCACGTATGACGTCTTTTGCCTGCTGCACAGTTTCGACTGGTACCGCAGCGGGGACACCGGCAGATCTGACTATGAGGCGGACGTGAAAGCGTTTAAGGAAAAGTGGAGGACGGTCGTCTGCTGCAGGGACTGCGAGAACTGGGAAACCGATTGGGAACCGGGAGGGCTAATTGAAAACCACTTTTGTCCGATCCTGGGCCTTGTAACTGAGAAGTATTTTTTCTGCGCAAGGGCCGAAAAAAGGATGGTAGAGGCATGAATAACGCCGAGCTGAAGAAGGCCCTGCTGTCCGGGGAACCTGTGCAGCGGCTGGGGACGCGCTACAGCTGCGTCAGTGCGATCATCTACCGCGCCTACCGCGGGGAGATCCATATCACGGCCGAGCTGCGCGACCGCTGCGATCACAGCGTGACCATCGTCCACGCCTCGGAAGTCGAGCCGATCCAGCCGGAGACCGCAGAATAAGGAGATACCATGTTGATAACCATGTGCCCGTCATGCGCGGCAAAGCTGAGGGCCGAATATTCAACCGACCCCGTCACCGCGCCGCGCTCGGGTGCATGTGCCATGTGTAACAGATCAGAGGAGCGCGTCACGCAGTACGAGGTCACGAAAAAGCGCCGGATCTATAAGTCCGCGCCGAGCGGGCCGCCGCCGAAGGACCGGCGCGCGAGATATAAGGGCCGCTGGAGAGACGAGGAGTGACGCGCTGTCTCTCAGCAACCGAGAAAAAGGAGAGAATACCATGCACGTTTTGACAGACAGACAAATGCAGTGGTGGGAAACCGAGGTCAACGATCTGCACGAGCAGCTGCTGCAGGCGCGCCGGGCCAACCTGGCCGTGGGCGCCAAGCTCGAGACAAGCCTGGCCTGCAGCGCCGCCATCGCCAAAAAGGGGCGGACCTACTGGAAGGCCGCCCGCGCGCTCGACCAGGAAAAGAAAAAACTCCTCGACCGGGCCAAAAAGGCCGAGCGGGAGCTGGAGCAGGCCAGGCTGCGCGTGTGCGAGCTCGAGACCGAGCTCGCCGAGCGGGACAATACGATCGAGTGGCTGAACGACCAAGCCGAGATCTACCGCCGCCGGCAGTCGGACGCACCGGAAGAGGTGGGCAAATGATGCGCGACAGAGAAACGCTTAAAAAAATCCGTGTAATTATGCGAAGGCTTCTGCTTGTCCCTATGGACGGCTTAAACCCGATACCGAGAAAAGGGACAACACGGCGAGAATGCTATCGCGCACTATGGGAGATTCAGAAACTATTGGATGAGACGGACGATTCAGACATCGAGGCATAAAAAAGCGGCTGCCCGCAGGGGTGGAGCCCTGCAAAGCAGCCAAAGACAAAGGAGTACAGTCGAATTATATCAAACGGGGAGGAAAAGGTCAATGTCTATCATTTACACTGCGGCCGCCGTCTATTCCGGCGACGAGCCCGCCGCCTATTTTATTCTGCTGCTGCTCTCGATCGCTGCGGCCGTTTGGTTTTTCCGCAGCAAGGAGCAGGAAATGGAGGAGCGCCGCCATGAGGATTTTTAACCGCACGCGCGCCGGCGATAACGCCAGACGGGTGCAGGACCTGCTGGCACACGGTTTCGAGCTCCTGCGCGGCCAGGACGGCCCACAGACGCCGACGCCGCGGATCCTGTCCGGCCCGGAGGTACCGATGCTGCCGCACGATAAGCCGCTGCCGCTGCGCACGCGCTACATAGAGATATTGCAGGAGGGTGAATACTGGACGCTCGCGGTCGACGGGGCTGAGATCCTGCAGCACGCCAGCCGCGCCGCCTGCCTGCGCATGCTCGAGCTGATCACGGCGCCGGAGACCGAGGAGGCCGAGCCGTGACACGATCGGAGCAGTGCAAGGGCTGCGCCTGGCACAGTAAGATCGGCGGCTATGAGCACGCTGTAAGCGCCTGCATCTATGCCGACAGCAGCGCCGGACGCGAGACGGTGACAAAAACTGCGTGCGATATCTATCATATCCCCTATGAGGAGGCCGCGCAGCGCGTCCCGGAGATCCTCGAGCGCGAGGGCTGCCCGTGCTATCGGCCGAAGGGAAAGGGGCGGCGGCGCGAATGAGCAGCTGCGACTATTGCGACGGCTGCGCCGCCCTGCACATCGAGAGCTGGGTGCCGCGCCCGTCGGCCGCGGCGATCTGCGAGAGCCGGCGAAAAGCGCCCTGGCTCGGCGCGCACCGTGTGCTGACGATCAGCACGACCGGCCCGCGCGGCCTTATTAAAATCATACGCCCGGCCTGGTGTCCGGGAAAGGAAGGTGAAAGAAATGGCGGAAAATAAATCCATCCGTGTAGTCATCAAAGCAGAATATCATCCGCACTGCAGCATCGGCGGCTGCAAGGGACCATTCACATGCGAGAGCTGCGGCTTTGATCACCGCGAGGCCGCACGGCGCCGGCGCTTGCCGTTCTTCCTGTTTTCGGACGGGCTGATCCGGATGATCGTGCCGGGCAGCAGTCCCGACGAGGATCCGAAACCGATCGCAAAGCTCCAGGGCTGAGGCCCTGGAGCGATCCCCGGTGTTTTGATAAAGCTCCCGGCCGAGCGGGCCGAGGGCTTTATGAGAACACTTCAAATATTTGTACATTGTAAACCGGATAGACCGCAGGGCGAGAAAGAACGCGCGCGCACGTGCGTGCGTTCTTTCGACGGCTCTTTAGCGGCTATCATTAGGAGGAAGGACAAAGGAGATGCGGCAGATCATGGAGTACAAGATCATATCCGGCAATGTCGTCGAGACTCGGCGGAGCTATCTGTCAGCTCGCGATACCACCCAGCCGCCGAAGGGACGGGCCAAGAAGGTCGCCGGGAATACCTCGGCCCGGAAGATCGCGGCCAATGAACAGGAGAGCGTCCGGCAGTTCGCCCGGATCCTCAACACGAACTATCGGGCGGGCGACCTGCACGTTGTGCTCAAGTATGACGACGAGCACCTGCCGGGGAGCTATGAGGAGGCCGAGGTCGATCTGAAGAGATACTTCGCCCGGCTGCGCTATGAGCTCAGGAAGCGCGGCCTCGCCATGCCGGTCATATCCTGGGTGACGGCCAACTGGTCGCCGCGGCGGGACTGTCCGGCCCGGCTGCACCACCATGTGGTTGTACCGGCTGCGATCTATGAGCTCGCGCGCCGCCTGTGGCTCGGGGGAGGATTCAGCCTTGAAACGCTCGACGGCCGCGGCGATCACACCGACCTCGCGGCCTACATGATCGCCAACGTCCGCAACCAGCCCGGGAAACACAGTTGGCACACGACGCGCAACGCCGCGCGCCCGATCGTGACCGAGCCCGAGCCGGTTGCTGATATCGAGGACGTGCAGCCCGAGAAGGGAGCCGTGATCAAGGCGCACGAAAAGAGCACAGACGAGGAGGGCCGCGTGACGAGTACATACCTGCGCTGCCTGCTGCCGTATCGGCCCTACGTCCGCGGCGGGAAGATCTGCAAGCCTGGGGCCCAGAGAGGCGGGCATAAGACGGGAGGCGGTACGGCGTGAAAAATGCAGCGCTTGACAGCGCGCGAAAGTTTGATATACTGGAATTGCGAAACAGCGCGATCCTCTGCCCGACCTGCCGCCGCAAGATCCGCGGCGTGCGGATCCCGCCAGGCGGCGTGATGCTGGGCGTCAGCATCAAGTGCCGCGACTGCGGGGCGGAGATCATCGCCTATATCGACCAGGCCAGCGCTACGTATGAGAGCCCGCGCCGTTGACAGTTCCAGAAGACTGCCGGCGGCTCGGGCTTTTTCCGTTTCCGGAGGGAAAAACAGATGCAGGACAGGATATCACCGTCGCGGCTCGAGCAGCTGCGTGCGCTAATTTCCACCGGGAACGAGGATCTCTTTTACCATTGGGGCGAGTGGAACGGCAAGCACGGCATGCGCCAGGAAGTCCTCAAGCTTGACAGGCGCGAGTGCCAGCTGTGCAAGGCGCGCGGGAGGTTCAGACGCGGGACGATCGTCCACCACGTCAAGCACCTGCGCGACCGGCCGGATCTGGCGCTCAGCCTTTACGATCCCGACACCGGCGAGCGGCAACTGATCACCGTGTGCAAGGCCTGTCACGAGGCCGAGCACCCCGAGAGCCTGCGGCAGACGGCGGCGCCGAAACCGCCGCTGACGCCGGAGCGCTGGGATTAAAATTTCCGGACACCCCCCGGTCGAAAAAACGACCGCGTCCTCGCCGGGCATAAATCGGCAGGGTCCCAAACATTTTGGAGATTTTGCCATGCGCGCGCTGCCGCCGTGCGCGCGGGTACAATTAAACGGCGGCCGGATCGGGTGAGCAGTGATCGGATCGGCGGCAAAACTGCAGGGAGGTGTGAGACCGTGGCGAGTGCGAAAAATATACGGGCGACGAAAGCCTTCCGCGAGCTGAAGGCCAGTCTCGAGGACAGCCTGCAGGCGCGCGGTCTGATCGAGCCCGTGTACACCGAGATGCTCAGCCGCTATCTTGACCTATGGTGCGAGTACCAGCATCTGACCGACGACATCAACGAGCGGGGCGTCGTCGTCATGGATGAGAAGCGCGGGATGCTTGTGGAAAACCGGAGCCTCACGATCCGGCACCAGACCTCGAACAAGATGCTCGACATCTACGCGGCGCTGGGCTTTAGAGATATCAGCGCGCCGCGATCCGGTGTCCGGCCGAGCGCACCGCTCGAAGACGATGAGCTCTGAGATCCCCCGGGCGGTAGAAACCTACCTCCGCCAGGTGGAATCCGGAACGCCCCGCGTGTGTCCCGAGCAGACGGCCCTCGCCGCCTACATCCGCAGCGTCTTCGACAGCGAGCAGCTGATCTTCGAGACCGAGCGCTTCGAGAAATACATCAGCCTGCAGCGGTATTTCCCCTTTGAGCTTTTCCCCTGGGAGGAATTCCTGATCGCGCTCTGGCTGTGCACCTATAAGGCGCCGGGCCTGCCGAGATGGAAAACGCTCTTTTGCATGGTCGGCCGCGGCGCCGGCAAGGACGGCTTAATCGCCTTTATCAGCTTTTGCATGGTGAGCCCCTATAACCCGGCCAAGGGCTACGACGTCGATATCTGCGCGAACGACGAAGAGCAGGCCATGCGCCCGGTCAAGGACGTGCTTGACGTGCTCGACAGCCCGAAGCTGCTGGCCAAGCTGAAAAAGCACTTCTACCACACGAAGGAGCTGATCCAGGGCCGGAAAAACCGCGGCGTCATCAAGGGCCGCACCAACAGCCCGCAGCACCGCGACGGCATGCGCTCCGGGATGATCGTTTTTAACGAGGTCCACGCCTACGTCAATTACGACAACATCAAGGTTTTTCGGACGGGCCTCGGCAAAAAAGACGAACCGCGCGAGGGCGCCTTTACCTCCAACGGCGACGTCTCCGACGGGCCCCTCGACGATATGCTCGAGCGGGCGCTGCGGATCCTCTTCGGCGGTGAGCCGGACAACGGTTTTCTCCCCTTCGTGTGCCGCCTCCCGAAAGAGGAGATGGTGCACGACGAGGAAAACTGGCCGATGGCGAATCCAAGTCTGCAATACCGACCGACGCTGCTGCAGGAGATACGCGACGAGTACATCGAATGGAAGGACCGGCCCGAGGAGCACGGCGATTTTCTGACCAAGCGCTTCGGGATCCGAAAGGGCTTCCAGGAGATCACGGTCACCGACTACGAAAACGTCAAGGCGACGAATCAGCCGCTGCCGGATCTGACCGGCTGGAGCTGCACCGTCGGCGTCGACTTCGCCGAGCTATCAGACTTTGCGAGCGTAGATCTCCATTTCCGCCGCGGCGACGACCGCTTTGATATCAACCACACCTGGATCTGCGCCACGTCGAAAACACTGCACCGCGTGAAGGTGCCCTGGCCGGACTGGGTGAAGGCCGGGATCTGCACCCTGGTCGACGACGTGAGCATCCACCCGCGGCTGCTCGCCGAGTACATCCGAGAGCAGGGAACGCTGTATAACATCAAGATCCTGTGTATGGACAACTTTCGCTGGACGGTTGTGGCCGACGCGATGCGCGAAATCGGCTTTGACGCCAAAGATAAAGAGCGGGTGAAGCTGGTCCGGCCATCGGACATCATGATCGCCGACGGCAAGATCCAGGAGTGCTTCAACCGAGGACTGAACCACTGGGGCGACAACCCGTGTCTCCGCTGGGCCGTGAACAACACCAAGCGCATTCGCAGCGGAAAAAAGCAGGGCACCGACACGGGAAACTTTTACTACGGAAAAATAGAAGCGAAATCGAGAAAGACCGACCCATTTATGGCCTATGTCGCGGCCGTGACTGCCGAGGAGATCCTCGGCACCGGCGAGCCGCTGCAGCCGCCGGTAATCGGGGCGATCACAATATAGCAAGAGCCCGCGCCTATTTGAGGCCAGCGCCGATTTGACACAAAAACGCTTGTGTCAGGTCGGCGCTTTTTTGATTTGCAGAGAGGAGACAGGCCGATGGGTCTGAAGATTTTTAAAACCAAGCGCCAGGCGAACGGCCGGGAGCAGATGCAGGACGTGACCGACGTCGTGTGCGACGCCGTCAGCGACGCAGCGCTCGATTTCCAGATCCGCGAGCTCTGCTTCTGGTGCTGCGCGAACTACATCGCCAACGCCATCGGCCGCTGCGAGGTGCGGACCTATGTCGAGGGCGCCGAGACGCGGGGGCGCGAGTATTACCTCTGGAACGTCGAGCCGAACACCAACCAGTCGAGCAGCGCCTTTTGGCACAAGGTCATCGCCAAGCTCTATGAAGAAAACGAGGCGCTGATCATCTCGACCAAAAAGCGCGACGGCACCGAGGCGCTCGTCGTCGCGGACAGCTGGGTGGACGGCGAGGAATTCCCCACAAAGCAAAACGAATACACCGGCGTCGCCGTCGGGGATATGCAGTACACCAAAACATTCCGCGAGGCGGAAGTGATCCATCTGAAGCTGCACCACACCAACCTCCGGCCCGTGATCAACGGGATCACCGGCAGCTACATGAACCTGGTGCAGACCGCCATGAAAGCTTACGGCTGGGACAACGGGCAGCACTGGAAAGTACACGTCAATCAGATAACGAGCGGGAAGGACGGCTGGCTGGATACCTTCCAACAGATGCTCGAGAAACAGATCAAGCCCTTTATCAATTCCGGCTCGGCGATCCTGCCGGAGTTTGACGGCTATGATTTCGCAAACCTCGGCGGGAAAAACGCCGCTGCGAAAGACACCCGCGATATCAAGGCCATGATCGAGGATATCCTGTCCTTCACCTGCCGGGCCTTCGGGATCCCGGACGTGCTGATCCGGGGCGAGGTCGAGGCGATCGGCGACGCGGCCCGCCGCGTGCTGACGACGGCGATCGACCCGCTGTGCGATCAGATCGGCGAGGAGATCGTCCGCAAGCGCTACGGCTTCGAGCAGTGGAGCCGCGGGACCTACGCCCGCATGGACTCGTCGACCATCGAGCACTTCGACCTGTTCGCCATGGCCGCCAACATTGAAAAGCTGGTCGGGTCCGGATGGAGTGTCAACAGCATCCGCCGCGCGGCCGGCGAGGAGCCGATCCCCGAGGCCTGGGCCGACGAGCACTTTATGACCAAAAATTTCGAGCTTGCCAGCGCGATGCTCGCAGCTCAGAAAGGAGAAAACGCGAATGGACAGTAAAACCGCAAAGCGCCCGTTCTGGGAGCTACGGCAGGCACTGAACCGCGACGGTGTGCTGCAGCTCTACATCTACGGCGACGTCGAGGGAAACTGGCGCGACTGGTGGGGCGGCGAGGAGCATGAATCCCAGACCAGCGCCGACTATTTCCGCCAGGAGCTGAACCGGTACCCCGACGTCGCGGAAATCGAGATCTATATCAACTCCTACGGCGGCGAGGTGTTCGAGGGCACCGCGATCTATAACCAGCTCCGCCGCCACCCGGCGCACAAAACCGTCTATGTTGACGGATTTGCCTGCTCCATAGCATCGGTGATCGCCATGGCCGGCGACGAGATCATTATGCCGGCGAACACGATGATGTTTATTCACAACATGTGGATGGGCGCCGTCGGCAATGCCGAGCAGCTGCGCAAGGCCGCCGACGACCTGGACGTGATCAACGCCGCCGGGCGCCAGGCCTACCTGCAGAAGGCCGGGGACAAGCTCAGCGAGGAAAAGCTCGCCGAGCTGATGGACGCCGAGACATGGCTGACCGCGCAGGACTGCGTGGAGCTGGGCCTGGCCGACCGAATCGCCGAGCAGGACGCCGACCTGAGCGCCATGGTCGACGACATGATGCAGAAGGACACCCAGCGCGCAGGGGCCGCGAGAATGGCCGCCCACGCGCTGAGCGCCGATAAAGCTATCGCAGCACGCTGCACCCAGAAAAAGCCGCCTCAGCCCGCCCAGCGCGAGCCGGAGGCCGAAACCAAGCCCAGCCTCATGCAGATGCTGGAAAAAATCAAAATCTGAAAAGGAGAAAAAGAATCATGCTTTCCAATGACCTCAAGAAAGAGCTCCGCACGCGCGAGCAGATCAGCGAGTCGATGCACCAGGCTCTCAAGGATAACGACGCCGAGGGCTACACCAAGGCCTTCGACGAGCTGATGGAGCGCATCGGCGCCGACCTCCGCGAGGAGTACGACGGCAAGCTGCAGGAGCTGCAGCAGACCATGGACAACAAGGTCCTGCAGGCCCGCGGCGCAAACCTTCTGACCAGCGAGGAGCGCAAGTTCTACGAGAAGTTCGGCGACTGCATCCGCGCCAAGGACCCGAAGCAGGCCATCACCAATGCGAATCTGATCATGCCGGACACCGTGATCGACCGCGTTTTTGAGGAGCTGCAGAGCGCGCACCCGCTGCTCTCCCGGATCAACTTCATGCCCTCCGGCGCCGCGGCCAAGATCATCACCAACACGACCGGCTATCAGCGCGCCGTCTGGGGCGAGCTGTGCGACGACATCGTCAAGGAGACCCTCGCGGGCTTTGCCGTGGTCAACACCACGCTCTTCAAGCTCAGCGCCTTCCTGCCGGTCTGCAAAGCCATGCTGGACCTCGGTCCGGAATGGCTCGACAATTTCATCCGCCAGACGCTGTATGAGGCCTACGCCAACGGCGCCGAGGCCGGATTTTACGACGGCACCGGCAAGGATCAGCCGATCGGCATGACCCGCCAGGTCGGCACCGGCGTCACCGTCACCGACGGCGTCTATCCCCGCAAGGCCAAGATCAAGCTCAACGACCTCTCCACCGAGACGCTCGGCGGCCTGCTCGGCCTGCTGGCCGTGGACGCCAACGGCAAGCCCCGCCAGGTGCGCGACCTGATCATGGTCGTGAATCCGCATGACTATTTCACCAAGATCATGCCGGCCACGACTGTCATGGCGCCGGACGGCACGTTCCGCAATAACGTGCTGCCCTATCCGATCGAGATCATCCAGTCCGCAGCGGCCAATCCCGGCGAGGCCGCGCTCGGCATCGGCTATCGCTACCTCGGCCTGATCGGCTCCGAGGCGGAGGGCCGCATCGACTACTCCGATCATTATCAGTTCCTGCAGGACAATCGCGTGTACCTGATCAAGGGGTACGCCAACGGCCTGCCGCTCGACAACAATGCGTTTCTGTTTCTGGACATCTCCGCGCTCAAGCCCATCGCCTACAAGGTCGAGATGATCGAGAGCCGCGAGCCCTCCACCGACGCCACCCTCGGCAGCCTGCGCATCGGCAGCAAGGCGCTGACCCCGGCCTTTGCCCCGGCAACGGTCACCTACACCGCCGCCACGACTGACGCCACCAACACGATCACTGCGGTCCCGGCCACCGCCGGCGCGACGGTCGAGATCACGGTGGGTACAGAGATCGTCTCCAACGGCAGCGCGGCCACCTGGGCGGCCGGTGAGAACACCGTCACCGTCAAGGTCACCGCCGAGGACGGCACGACCACCAAGACCTACACGGTCACCGTCACCAAGTCCTGATGAGCGGGGCCATGCGTGAGCTGCCGGAGGGCCTGCTGGACGACATCAAGACCTATCTCGACATCACCTGGGATGACGAGCAGACGAACCGGCGGATCACAGGTCTGATCGAGGACGGCATGGCCTATCTCGACGATAAACTCGGGGAGGTCGGGGACTATCAGAGCCCCGGCTATCCCCGGACACTGCTGAAAGAATATGTCCGCTATGCCCGGGACGCGGCTCTCGACGTGTTTGAGAATAACTATCAAAGCCTGATCCTGGCCATGCAGGCAGACAGGGGCGTGATGAATTTTGTGGAAAGCTGCACATAGACCCGACCACAAGATCTCTCAGAGCTATAACGACGGCGTCGTTACGATCTACCACATCGACGACGCCGCGGCCCCAGGCTATCAGCCGAAGGAGCAGCCGACCAAGCTTGTCACGCTCAATTATGAAAACCGCCGCGTCGGCGTGCAGCGCTACTATGACGCCAAACAGGCGCAGACGACGGTCAGCCGGGTGCTGCGCGTGCAGCACACAGCGACGGAGATCACCCCGCAGAATAAGGCGGTCACGGAGGACGGGCACGAGTACAGGATCGACCTCATACAGTTTGTGCCGGACGTCTACCCGCCCTCCGATGACCTGACGCTGGTCGCCTACAGACAGGGGGCGCCCTTATGAGCTGGTATGAAAAAATCATCGCCGTACATACGGCCGTCACCGACGCCGTCAGCCACGGCCAGCGGCTGAACTCCGACCGCTACTTTGTGTGGCAAGAAGATGGCGCCGAGGACTTAGTGACCAACGGCCGCCACGTCGAGCGGGCCATGACCGGCACGACCGACCTGTTTTCCAAACAGGAGTTTGACCCCTGGCGCGAGGCCTTCGAGGCCGCGCTGAACCGCTCCGGCATCGCCTGGAGCCTCAACAGCGTCCAGTTTGAGGAGGATACCGGCTTCTGGCATTGGGAATGGCTGTGGGGCGTGCGCTATGGCTAAGTTCAAGTTCGAGGGCATCCGGGCCTACATCGACCAGCTCAACAAGCTCGAAAAAGGCACGGATGAGGTCTGCAAGGCCGCGCTCTACGCCGGCGCCGATGTGCTGGCCGACGGGATCAAAGAAGCGATCCGCTCTCTTGATCGCGTCACTGACGCGCAGGCTATGGCCGACTGGAAAGCGGGCAAGCCATGCAAGATCTCAGTCAGCCAAAAAATCGGGCTGGTTGAAAGTATGGGCGTCACGCCGATCCGCGACAAATATGGTCAGTACGACGTGAAAATCGGCTTTGACGGCTACAACGATATCAAAACCAAGCACTGGCCGAACGGCCAGCCGAATGCGCTGATTGCGAGAGCCTGCGAGTCGGGATCGACAGGCATGATTAAACAGCCCTTTATCCGCCCGACGGAAAAGCGGCTGAAATCGGCCGTCTATGACGCTATGGACGCCGCGGCAAACAAAAAACTCAACGAAATCACAGGAGGAGAATAAAATGGCGATCAATGAAGCCGAACTCGCGCGCGGCGCAGTCGTGACCGGATACAGCTATCCGGTCGTGGCGCTCTATGCGGCCGCTGCCGGCGAGGTGACTTACTCCAACGGCCGCGATCTGGCCCGCGGCATCAATATCACGCCCTCGATCGAGGTCGCGAACGATAATAACACGCTCTACGCCGACAACCAGGCTGCAGAAGAGGGACAGCGCCGTTTCCGCACCGGCACCCTCGCACTCACGGTCGACGGTCTGCTGACAGCATCCGAGAAAATGATCATGGGCCTCGGCACGGGCAGCACCGAGAGCGTAACGGTCGGGCAGAGCACCGTGAATTTCAACACCTACGGCAAGGCACAGAAGATCCCGTTTGTAGGTCTCGGCTGTGCTGTGCGCTTCCAGTCCAACGGCATCGAGTTTTTCCGCGCCTTTGTCTACCGCAAGCTGATTTTCTCGCAGTTCGATGTGCCGGCGGCCACAGAAGGCGAGGAAATCAACTGGCAGACGCAGTCGCTCTCGGCGCGGATCATGCGCGACGACACCGCGAAGAGGAGCTGGAAATGGTTTTCCGACCCGCTGGAGACCGAGCTCGAGACCTACAACGCCGCCCGCGCGGTGCTGGGCATGACGGCCGCCGAGGCGCTGCCGGCGGCGTAAGGAGGCGCGCGGATGAAAGTATTCGGCAAGGAATACGGCCTGCTCTATTCCGTCGGCGCGATGGGCGAGCTGAAAGAGACCTGTCCGGACAAGGATCTCAATAAGCTCGGCGAGCTGCTGAACACTCCGGACGGCGGGAAAAAGATGCTTTGCATCATGTCCCGCTGGTACGAAAAGGCCGAGGCGATGCAGGCGCGGCTGGAGGGCCGCGAGTACACCGAGCAGCCCCTGCAGGCCGAGCTGCTGGACTTTGTACCGGTGCAGGACTTTAACGAGATGATGGCTGAGGCCGTCGACGTCATGTTTCGAGACCGGCAGGCCACGGTCGAGACCGAGGAGCCCGACAAAAACCGCAAAAAAAAAGAGGATCCGGAGGCGGCGAGCACGAGCTGACGCTCGCCTGGTGCCTGTTTTACGGGCGCAGGATGAATATGAGTAAACAGGAGATCATGGTAACGAAAATCGGAGAGATGCGCGACATGATCTCCTGTCTGGCTATCTACAACGGCGGCGCGCTGCCGAAACAGAAACAGAAAAACCTGTCGTTTATTGAACAGATGGATGTGATTTGATGGCGAAAGCGAGTATCGGCCCTCGGCTGATGGTAGACGGTGAGGAGCAGTACCGGGCTGAGATAAAACAGATCATCGAGCAGGCGAAAACGCTGGACGCCCAGATGGCGGCCGTTACAGCCTCATTTGATAAAAACACGACCGCCGAGGAAAAGGCGGCCAAGACAAGCGAGATCCTTGCCAAGCAGACCGAGACGGCGCAAAAGCGCGTGGATCTGCTGCGCGACATGGTCGACAAAGCCACGGCTGCCACCGGCGAAAACTCCGAGGCGACCATGAAGTGGAAGCAGGCCCTCTATGGAGCCGAGGAGCAGCTGGGCAAGATGCACCAACAGAGCGAGGAGGCCGCCGACAGCGTAGAGGACGTGGGCGACGCCATGGAGGACAGCAAGGAACAGAGCGTGAAGCTCGGCGACCAGGTGAGTGACCTGGCCGGAAAGCTCGGGATCCAGCTGCCGGACGGCGCCAAAAAAGCGCTCGACGGTTTTGACGGTCTGTCCGCCGGTGCTGTGGCCAAGCTCGGGATGATAACGGCAGCCGCGACTGCCGTGATCGAGATCGTCAAACAGTTAAACCAGATCACCGACGAGGCCGCCACCCGCGCCGACGACCTGCTGACGCAGAGCGTGACCACGGGCCTCAGCACCGATATGCTGCAGCAGATCCAGTATGCCGCACCGTACATCGACGTCGAGGCGTCGGTAATAACCGGGGCAATGGCAAAAATCACGCAGAGCGCATACACGGCCAATCAGCAGTTTGCCGACCATGCCGAAAAAACGCGCGAGGCCGCGGCGCAGGGAAAAGAATACGAAGGGGCTCTCGGCGGCGTCGCGCTGGCCTATCAGCAGCTGGGCGTATCCGTCACCGACAGCAACGGCGAGCTGCGCAGCAATCAAGATATATTCTGGGACGTGCTCGAGGCGCTCAGCCAGGTCACCAACGAGACCGAGCGGGACGCCCTGGCGCAGCAGCTCCTCGGCAAAGGCGCGAGAGAGCTCGCACCGCTGATCCAGAACCTCGACGAGGCGCAGCGGCTGTATAACGAGGCCCGAGAAGAGGGCTTTGTCATGAGCAAACAGGATCTGGAGCGGCTGGGTGCGGTGGATGACGCCCATAATAAACTGACACAGACGATCGAGAAAAATAAAAACATGATCGCCGTGCAGTGGGCCCCGGCCAATCAGGCCGCCTATGAGAGCCTGGCAAAGTTGACGGACGGCGCAGGGAAAGCGCTGATCGACTCCAAGCTGATCGAAAACGGCGCGAAGCTTGTGCAGACAGGACTGGGGCTGTTCGATGCGGTCATGGATCTGGTGGGCGCCGGTGCAAAATTAATCGACTCACTGCCGGCGTGGATCAACCCGATCACGCAGGTGAAAAACGCCATGTACGGCCTGTCCGTCGTGGCCGCCACGGTCGCCGATACAGTCAACCTGATCACGGGCATCGTGACCTTCGACTGGAACAAGGCGGGCACCGCCCTCGGGCTGAACATCGACCGGGGCCAGATGTCCAACCTTCAGCAGCTGAAATACAGCGGCTCGGAATACGTCAGATACAATGCCGGCGGCACAGACTTTTTCCAGGGCGGCGGCACCTGGGTCGGCGAGGCCGGGCCCGAGTACGTCCAGCTGCCGCGCGGCAGCCGGATCTACTCCAACGAACAGAGCCGCGCGCTGATGGCCGGCGGCGATACCGTCTATAATATCACCGTTCAGAACGTCGAGGAGCTCGACGAGATCATCGAATGGTATCAGAGCCGGCGGATCCGGGAAAGGATGGGATAAATGGCGACTGCATCAATAACCATCACCGCGACCAGCGCGGCGATGATAAATCAGCAGGAGTGGGACTACAATGACAACGGTGCAAAGATCTATCAGCTGCAGGTTGTAAATGATGTCTATGGCACGCGATATCTGCTGTTTAATTTCCCGGATTTCCCAAATTCGCTGCAATTCAACCGACTGCTGAGCTTGAGATATGCATTCAGGTTTGCAGATATCAAAGCAGATGCGCTTTTGTCGATCAGAACCAGACCGCGCGTGGATGCTGCGACAATAACATGGAGAACATTCCAGGATGATTCGAGCGGGTACTGGGTCGGAACATACTCCGCAGGAGAGAGCAATGCGTGGCAAATGGCAAGCCTGAGCCTGACTGACGAATATGGCGCCCAGCAGATTCTCAGAAATTTCGGAGCGCTTGTCATTAACGCGAATATGACTTTATATTCGGATGATGTGTTCCAGATCTATGGCGGCGCCGGAGGGAACTGGCCGACGCTGACAGTCGAGTATGATGACTCTTACCTGGTGCCGCTTGATGTGCAGTATGCCGACGGGCCTCGCGATTTTCGATATTTTGACAGGACAAAACCGTGCAAATTGTCGTGGACAGCTAAGCCGAAGGAGGGCGAATACTGCACCGGAGAGCTGACGCAGGAAAGCGCAGTTGTTCGCTGGCGCGTGGGCAACGATGGAGCATGGAATAATGTGCTGCCGGAAAATCCGACTGACAACAGCGTTACGATCCCGGCGAACACATTTCCGGTGTCAGACAATCTGCAATGGAAGGTCGACGTAACTGCAACAAATGGGCAAGTTTACAATTTTGGCATAATTTATGTGTTTGCGACGACAGACCGCGAAACCACGGCCACGCCGCTCACACCGGTCTCGTCCTATCGCAATCCGCGCGGGCCGATCACATTTTCCTGGACCACCAGCAATCCCACCGGCTCGACGCCGACGGGAGCCGATCTGCAGTACTACAACGGCACCGACTGGATCGACCTGGGCCATGTGGACGGATCGGCCAACACCTTAACGGTACCGGCCAACACATTTACGGTCGGCTCGGTGCAGTGGCGCGTGCGGGCCTATAACGCCGACGGCGTCGCCGGATCGTGGAGCAGCGGCGCAACATTTAGCACAACAGACAGTAACACCAGCGCGGCACCGGAATCGCCGAGCGGGACCGTCGAGGACGGCAGCGCGCCGATCATCTTCCGCTGGATAGCGAGTAACCCGTCTGGATCCACGCCAACCGGCGCTGACCTGCAGCGCTGGGTGACCAATGCCTGGGTGGATCTGGCCCACGTGGACGGCCAGGCCAAGACATACACAGCACCGGCCAACACATTCACAGCTGGGGCGAAAAACTGGCGCGTACGGGCCTATAACGCCGACGGCGTGGCCGGACCGTGGAGTGCCTACGCGACATTCACCGTCGTCGCGGCGCCGCTCGCGCCCACTGTGAGCGCCGACGCGGTCCCGTTTGCCACGATCCGCTGGCAGGTCGACGGACAGCAGGCCTGGCGCGCGACCGTAGACGGCAAGGCCTACGGCCCGTACTTCGGCACGGAGAAGAACTTCACCTTGCCGGACTATCTTGCCGACGGAGAGCACACCGTGACCGTCGAGGTCCAGGGACAGTACGGTTTATGGAGTGAGCCGGGATCCTATACATTTACCGTAACAAATCAGCCGGGCGATCAGATCTCGCTGCAGGGCGACTTCGGCGTCGACGCCGCGCTGAGCTGGGACCCTCCGAGCCCGACCAATGACTATCTGATTTATCGAGACGGCGTGCAGATCGGCCACACGACCGCGCGGACCTTTACCGATCGCGTCGTGCAGGGCGAGCACGAGTGGGTTGTGATCAACCGTCTGCCGGGCGGCTATTACAGACGATCGAACACCGTGCAGGGCGAGCTCAGCACCGACCAGCTCGCACTGGCGCTGCTCTCCGGCGGGGACTGGCTCGAGCTCGAAAAAACCGCGACGCCGTCACGCATGGAGGATTATGCGGCCACGCGGACGGTCGAAATTTTCAACCTGGCGGGCCAGGAGTACCCGGAGTTCGAGACAGCGCCCTATAAAACCATGCAGGCCAGCTTTGCAGTCGCCTGGAATCTATCCGAGCGGGCCCAGGCCGCCGCCTTTGAGGCGTTGATTGGGAAACCGATCATCTATAAGGCGCCGAGCGGCGAGACGCTGGTGGGCCTCCTGCAGGCATGGAGCAAACAGGTCGTGCACTTCTACCGCGCCTACTCGGCGACGGTGCGGCGGATCCACTGGAGGGACTACGTTGAGGACGATTGATTTTGAGTACCGTGTCCTGCGGAACAACGCCTTTTACGGTCTCCTGCAGGCCCCGGAAAAGGGCTCGCGCTCGCTGCGCATGGACGACGGCGCCGAGATCAAAACCTCCCTGTCCGGGACCTTCTCGCCGGTCGTCCTGGACGTGGACGGAAACAGGCTCGAGCCAGACTGGCTCGCCGATGAGATCGAGCCGGTCCTGATCATCGACGGCGCCGAGCATCCGCTGGGCACATTCATGCCGGCGACGGTCGACCCGGAGGAGGAAAACGGCGTCGCCTCGATCAGGATCGAGGCTTACGACCGGTGCTGGCGCGTCAAAGACACCTACACAGAGAGCCTGCTCTATTTTGCGGCGGGCACAAACTATCTCACAGCGATCAAGCAGCTGCTGACGGCCTGCGGCATCATCCTGGTCGTCGAGACCCGGACGGACAAGACCTTTGCCGAGGCCCGCGAGGACTGGGACATCGGCACCAGCTATCTCGAGATCGTCAACGGGCTGCTCGAGGAAATCAGCTATAATCCGCTGTGGTTTGACTCGCGGGGCGCCGCGATCCTCGAGCCGGCATCGGTGCCGACGGCCGCCAATATCGAGCACATCCTGTCCGACCAGCCGGACGATCTCGCGCACGGCGCGCTGCCGATCGTCCGCATGCTGCCGAAAATCGGCCGCTCCACGGATATCTACCAGGCCCCGAACGTCTTTGTCTGCGTGTGCAGCAATGCCGATAAAAACGCGCCGCTGGTCGCACGCGCGGAAAACAATAACCCGCAGAGCCCGCTGTCGATCATCCGGCGCGGCCGCCGCATCGTCAGCGTCGAGCGCGTAAACAATGTGGAAAACCTGGCCGCGCTGCAGGAGATCGTGAACCAGAAACGCAACGACAGCTTGATCGGCGCCGAGACGATCAGCGTCTCGACGGCGCTGCAGCCGGGATTCGGCGTGGCCGACGTGGTCGGCCTGCGCTATGGAGATCTCGACGCGATCTGCATAGAGCACGCCTGGACAATGGATCTCAAAGTCGGCGGCGTTATGGATCACGAGCTGGAGAGGGTGGTGGTCAACATTGGATAACGAGATGAGCGGGAGCGCCGCCTTATTCCTGGCGACGGTCTCGAGCGTCGCCTCGGACGGCGTACACTTTACGCTTGACGGCCAGACGGCGCCGACGCAGAAAGGCTATAAACGGCTGCAGACCGGCCAAACGCTCGCGGCCGGCGCCCGCGTCGTCGTCATGAAGCAGTCGGGCACCTATATCGTGCTCGGCGAATTCAAGTAGAGAGGAGAGGAGCAAGTGAAAATCATATTCCGGGCAAACGGCCGCTGCGCCTCGGCGGCCGTCGAGCCGAGCGGCCAGCCGGTCACCGCCGGCAGCCGCGGCATCGTGACCGAGTTTGAGCTGAGCGAGGACTATGCCGGGCTCGTCGTCTATGCGGTTTTCCGGTCGCAGACAGCGACGCGCGACGTGCTGCTGTCCGAGGATTTCGGCCCGGCCGTCGTGCCCTGGGAAGTGCTGGCGCGGCCCTCGCTGACCTTTGACGTCGGCGTCGTCGGCAAAAACGGCGACGGCGATATCGTCATCCCGACCATCTGGGCCACGGTCGGCCGCGTCGTGCCGGGCGCCGAGGCCTCGGGCATCGAGCCGGCAGATCCCTCTGCCGATATCGGCACCCAGATCGTAGAGCAGGCGCGCGAGTCTGCCCAGCAGGCCGAGGACGCCGCGATCCTATCGGAGAGCTGGGCGGCCGGCGGGACCGGCACACGACTGGGCGAGGATGAGGACAACGCGAAATACTACGCCAAGCTCGCCGAACAGCAGGCATCAGAGGGCGGCTGGATCCGCTTTTACATCGACGAACAGGGCTATCTGCACTATGTCAAAACGCCGAACACGGAGATCAGCTTTTATCTCCGCGGCGGCTATCTCTATGCGAGCATAGGAGGAAATGCAGGATGAATGCAAACGATTATTTGAGTCTCTATAAGAACCTGACCGCGAACGGCTACACCGGCACCATGGAGGAGCTGATGGAGCAGATGCAGGCCGATCAGGATCCGCGCGCCGTCGATCAGAACATCGGCATGGTCACGGCCTACGCCTACGCCGTCAGCAAGGGATTTGTCGGCACCGAGGATGAATTTGCCGAACTGATGGCCAACCTCGGCACGACTGCCCAGGAAATCAAAGCCGCAGTCGAAGCCTTTGTCAATATCACCGTGCCCGCTGCCGTGCAGCAGGTAACAACGACCGGCGAAACACAGGTCCAGAACGTGAACACCGCCGGTGCGGAGCAGCGGCAGAGAATCACAACCGAAGGCACGCAGCAGCGCCAGAGCGTAACAGAGGCCGGAACGCAGCAGCTCCAGGCCATTAACACCGCGGGAGAGGCTGTAATGACAGAGGCTGAGAGATCCGCCTCGGCTGCGGCCGAAAGTGCCACCGAGGCAGGTAATGCCAAAACCGACGCAGAGACCGCAAAAACGGAAGCCCAGAGAGCTGCCTCGGCTGCCGCCGTCAGTTCGACCGCAGCTGCGACAAGCGCCGCACTTGCGACAAGCGTCGTCAACCTGACGGACAAAGATGACGAAAATAAACTCTACGCCATGGCGTGGAGTGTGGAGAACGGCTTTCCTGTTCTCACGCTGACAGAAAGGACATAAGAAAATGAGCATCAAAAATGTATTTCCAAACGCTGAACAAGGCGAGCGCGTGGCCCGAGCGCTCGAAACCATCGCCGCAAACGGTGCATCAAGTCCGGAAGCTCTTGACGCAATCTTCAGGGCGATCCTAAACGGATCGAACACAACGCAGGTTTTTCGGACCTGGTACACACGCGCCCGCGCCGCGTCACCCGCCGATAACCGCTACACGCTGCTGTGCCGCTTTGCCGCTATGCTGCGCAACGCCTGGGGCGACAAGGTGTACACGCTCAAATACGTCGATCCGGCCACCAGCGGCGCGCCGGCCATGACGCCGGTCGGTGATCTGGCGCAGCTCAGCGCGGCGCAGCTGTGCACCGATTCGACGACGCCCGTGGCCGACTGGACCGACGAGGACCCGCTGGGCGGCTGGTACATCCGCGCAAATGCTTTGTCCCTTGCCGACGGCACGATGAACGTGCTGGCGATCGAGGGAGTAGACGACGCCTTTGACATCACCGGCGCCATGGCCCCCGTTTACACCTTCGCCCCGGCGCTCTGGCGGCGCAAGTGGACGGAAGGCGGTTACATCTACAAAAGCTGGAGCCTGACCAATCCCGGCGGCTATACCCCCTACGCCGGCGACGTGGCCCCGGACAACACCAAGCGCGACCTGACCTGGAGGCCGACGTTCCCCGGCGGCTACGACAGTCAGGGCCGCCTCGGCTCCGGCCGCGGACAGAAACCTTTTATCCGCCGTAGCGCCAACCAGGGCATCGCGTCCGCACGCACCGTCACGGCCTACGAGGGCCTTTGGAACGATGCCGACGCGATCTGGGCACTGGACATGTGGCAGCTGCGCCACTGGGACCTCGAGAACTCGGACATCTGCAACGGCTGCCAGAGTTACGATTTCCGCTACACCGCCGCTGTCACCGAGACCGGCGTCAAGCGCGTCCTGATCACGGCGGCCCAGGCGGCCAATTTGCAGGTCGGCTCTAACGTCAGCATTGGCACCAACGCGAGCGCGGACCGCGGCGCTGCGAGCAGCTACAGCCTCGGCGACTGCGTGCGCATCCTGAGTATGGAGACCGTAACGGTGGACAGCACCGAGTATGTAGCTGTCAACCTTGACCTGGATGCCGGTATTGACGTCACGGCCGGGACCACGCAGATCATCACGATGCCCTGGGACAGCGGCAACACCGAGCGCCTGCCCGGACACAAGGACGGCGCCTGCTACTCCCTCACCGCCGATCGAAACCCGCTGCGCATCATGGGCGTCGAGATGATGTCCGGCGCGTATGACATCGGCCTCGATCCGCTCTACAACGTCACCAACTTTGCCGACGGCCACGGCGACTACGCCGTGTTCGAGTGCCGCGACAGCGAGAACCTGTCCGGCAGCATCACGGCAGACTACGAGGACACCGGCATCGCCTATGCACAAATGCCGCAAGGCTGGCAGTACGTCAAGCGCTTTGCTGATACGGACAAGGCTGCTCTGTTCCCGGCTGAGATCGGCGGTTCGAGCACGACTTTCTTCAAGAGCGCCTTCTACGGCGCGGGCTCGGCCGGTGTCCGTTGCCCCTGGCGGTCTGGCAACCTGCGCAATGGCGCCAATGCTGGCCTGGCCTGCGGGGATGGCGGCAGTACCCCGTCGAACGCGTACTGGTATGGCCGCCCCCGGCTTTCTGGTTCGGGTAAAAAGCGGGGTGAATGGGCGGCGTAGCCGACCAGAGGGGCAAGACCCCTCAATAAAATCATGACAAAATCTGCATGGAGGATAGACAAATGCTGTATGTAAAAACACAGTCGAGCTGCGCACCGGCGCCGGTCACAATCGAAAATTTCCCTGACGGCAGGCGCGTTGTTAGAATGGCTGACCATGTGACCGAGCGCACCGACGACGACGGGACTGTCTACGAATACGACGAAGTCGTTTTCGACCTGCCCGAGGACCGAGAGGAAACGGTGCAGAGCGTCACGGCCAACTTTGCCGCCTGGTGGGCGTTCGGCCAGCAACCGGTCGAGGAAATCACACTGGAGCAGCGGGTGTCCGACATGGAAGAGCTGCTGCTTGGCATGACGGAGGGATAAGCATGTCTACAAAATTTTTTCTGATCCGAACCCAGTATCGTCTGCACCGTATCACAGCAGCGGACGTGTGGGGCTACGCCGACAGCGGCACGATCACAGCGGCCGAAGCCGTTCTGATCTGCGGCCCGCGGCCTGAGCTGGGCAAGTAATCATTAAGGGATTTGCGGCGCGAAACTGCGCGCCTTCTACGGCACGAACTCGGCCGGTGTCCGTTGCCCCTGGCGGTATGGCAACCTGAACAATGGCGCCAATGCTGGCCTGGCCTGCGAGAATGGCAACAATACCCCGTCGAACGCGAACTGGAATGGCCGCCCCCGGCTTTCTGTTCGCTCCTTTGAGCGAAGGGAGAACGAGTCTCCTGATACTGCGTCGCAAATTCCGCTATCAGAAAATCGCACAATACCGACACCGCCAAAAGGGCCGCCGGCAATGGTCCGGCGCCCGAAGTAGGGGCTCCAGGCCGTGGGCCTGGGGCGCGGTTGGTAGTAGAGCGGCTGGCCCTGCTTCAAGGGACCGTCTAACCGAAGACCGCTGCATGCAAAGAAAGAACGCTTTCCCTGAAAGAGGGATGAAACATGAAGCAGAGATATCAAGAGTACAGCCGCGAGCTGGCGTGGAGAGCGGCAGACTCATTTCTGGACGGCAAATGGAAGCGAAACGACGTCCTGCGCTATCTGGAGGAGTTCGCCGGCATCCCGAGGCGGAAGATCTTCGAATCGGAGCTCACGTCGGATGTAAACGTCAAGCTCGAGGCGGCGGACAATGTCGCCTGCATTATCGATGACATGGTGGAAGACATCCTCAACGGCAGAGAACCGGACTATATTGACCCGGTGACGACATCCATGAGGGCGGACGGCATGACGGGAAAGGTGCGAAACATCGCCAACCTGTGCATCCCACACCAGCTGCTCGGCCATCTCGCGGCGCTGGCCCTTGAACCTCTGTTTCACGCAAAGATTTTACCAACTCAACACGCGAGCATTCCGGGCCATGGCCAGACAAAGCTCAAAGACCAGGCAGCCCGGTATCTGCGCTCCGGTGCCCTGGATATCTCATTCGTTGAGAAGACCGACGCGACACAGGCCTATGCATCCACGAAATACTCTGCCGTGGTGAAGATCCTGAGAAAGGAGATCCCGCGGGCGGTATGGATCATCAAAGTCGTTGAATACCTCGGGAATCTCGCGCCTGGCGGCTGCCTGATTATAGGCGGCTATCTGGACGCCTGGCTGTTCAATCTCGTCATGAGCTACGGTTTGAGATTTGCGCTCCGGCAGGGCCAGACGAGGCGCGACAGGTTCAAGCCCTACGTCGCGAGGATCGAAGCCTACATGGACGATTGCGGCTTTATGGGCCGGACCAGAACCGGCGTCCGTAAGGCCGTCTCCGCCTTTGCAAAATGGATGGACGCCACTTATGGCATCCGAATACGGACGACCACCGGCATCATCCGTATCCTGACTGTAGAGGAGGAGAAGCATCGGAGAGCGATGGAGAGGCCCTCGCAGCGTGGCTGCCCATATCTGGATATGGGAGGCTACCGCGTTAGCCGGACACATATCACCATGCGGCCGCGGGTGGTCAAGCGCGTGATCCGTGCACTGACACGGGCCTGGCGGGAGATCTGCGAGACTGGAACCATCCAGCGGCAGCGCGTATGCTCAGTGATTTCACGCTACGGCAGCATCAAAGGCAGCTGCAGCCAACGGTTCAAAGAGAAGTACCACGTCGATCAGATCATTCGGATAGCAAGGGCGATCTCGAGCTACTGGGGCCGGGAACGGTCCAGGAAGAGACGGGCGTGGCTGGAGAGGGCTATAAAGCGGTGTGAAGCGTTTGAGCGTAAAATGACGGAAAGGAGCTGATCATGACCAACCTATATCAGACTGTCGAGGAATTGACGGAAATCGTCGAGCGGCAGGCGGCCATTATCCAACGGCAGGCCGCCGCCCTCGCGCAGCTTGGCGCGGCTGTCGACGAGGATGAGCGCGCCGGATCCGGACTGTTGGAGGAGGATGATTAGATTAAATGAGTGTAATAGAAAACGCTGTGCAATGGGCTGTCAGCATCGCGGACGACAACCGGCACGGCTATTCACAGGCCAACCGCTGGGGGCCGGACTATGACTGCTCCTCGCTGGTGATATCAGCCTGGCAGCAGGCCGGCGTGCCGGTGCGCGACGCGGGGGCGACGTATACCGGCAACATGAAGGCGGCCTTCCTCGCCTGCGGCTTTGCCGACGTGACCGCCACTGTCAACCTGGTAACCGGCGAGGGCATTCAGCGCGGCGACGTGTTACTTAATGAGCGCAACCACACCGCGATGTGCATCGGCGGCGGCCGCATCGTGCACGCACGCAGCAGCGAGGGGAACTCTATCCAGGGCGACCAGTCCGGGAACGAGATCCGCGTGCAGCCGTATTACGTCTATTCGAGCGGCTGGGACTGTGTGCTGAGGTACACGGGCGAGGACGCACCGGCTGCGCAGGAACCTGACCAGCTGGCCGACGGCACGATCTACGCGACAGTCTGCCTGTTACCGGAGCTGCGGCAAGGCGACCGCGGCTATTATGTGTGCCTGCTGCAGGATCTGCTGAGGTTTAAGGGGTTCCCGCCGGAAAACAGCAAAAAGAAAGACGGAAAATTTGACGGAGAATTCGGGAACGAAACGAAGAAGGCGCTCAACCGTTTTAAAAGGAAAATCGGTCTCCCGGCAGATGGCATCTGCGATCCGCAGACGTTTGCGGAGCTGATCAACAAAAATTAGGAGGTAAAAAATCATGAATGAACCATCGAAGGCACAGGAAATCAAGACATTGCTCGCGGCGATCGTCGCATTCGGGACCGCGCTGTGGGGCTGGGTCGGCTGGGCAATTTTTCTGCTGATCGTGACGATCACGCTCGATTACGTCACCGGCACCGCCGCGGCCAAGGCGGCAGGGGAGTGGACAAGCAAGCTCGCCCGCGAGGGCTTATGGCATAAGCTCGGCGAGATCGTCGCGCTGCTGGTCGCGATCCTCTGCGACATCGCGATCGCGGTCATCCTGCACACCGAGGCCGCCGCCATTTTTGACGGACACATCCCATACGGTAACTACATAACGCTCATTGTGACGACCTGGTATTTCTTTACCGAGGTCGGGTCGGTATTGGAAAATATTAAAAAATTGGGTGCACCTATCCCGGATTGGCTGATCAGCGGCGCGCGGGTCCTCAAAGGCCGAGCCGAAGAGGCCGCCCCGATCGTCAAAACCGGCGAACCTACCAGTGCAGACAAAACCAAATAAAACACATACAAAAATCACAGCCACGGCAAACCGCCGTGGCTGTTGTATATTATTTATTGTTTTCTATACATTTATGTTGACTTTATATAAACTCTATGATATAATGAACTTGCAAGAGATAATATAGAAACCGAAAGGAGACACAGTAATGAAAAACATTTGCACTATAAACGGAGCCGAGGGCGAAAGGCTCACGATCATGTACGATCAGGAAGAGAAAGAGCTTGTCGCGTCTAATGGCGATGTTTTGGACACCCCGAAAATCGCTAACTATGACATGGCGGTTGATATGTGCTACTTGCTCTACTTCCGCGACGGCGCGGGAGTGTGGGAAGCTGAATGGTGCGAGGACAGAGAGGTGGAGGAATGAAGAAAAGATAACGTTTGGAGCTGCTTCTGCGGTTTGATGAGCAGCAGTTGATGTCGGTTATCAAC